TATCATCTCTCTGCAGAGTAAGAACACCACCAGTCGAGGTAATAATAGTGGCAGCATCAGCAACAAGAGCATCAATGTTTGCGGTACCATCAATATACAAGTCCTTCCACTCAGACCCAGAAGCACCCAGATCGTAAGTATTGTCAGCAGAAGGGATCAAGTTAGAGGCAACATCTGCAGTGATAGTAACAGTGTCTGTAGCAGCATTACCAAGAGTGGTGTTACCAGTGACAGTCAGATCACCATTGATTTCTGCACCACCAACAACGTCAAGGGTGGCCGAAGGAGTTGCTGTACCAATACCAACACTGCCATCAGCAAGGACACGGACCTTTTCAGTGTTGTCAATGTTCAGAATGATAGCACTATCAGCAACAGCATTACCCGTGTCTGCAGAGATAGACAGAGAACCAGTTGCGCTATTGGTATTGATCGTAGCAGAGTGAGGGTTGTCTGTATCTGTCAGGGTGATGATGGGTGTAGCAGAAGAGATGTGGAGGGTCGTGCTGGGAGAAGCAGTACCAACACCTACTCTGTTATTCGTAGCATCAACGACGAGAGTGGTAGTATCTACCGTCAGGTTGGCAGCGATGGTTGCACTCTCATCGACAGTCAGGGTGTCCACCTTGGCAGTACCATCAAGGAAGAGGTCTTTGAACTCCAGAGTAGAAGTACCAAGATCAACCGTATTGTCAGTCTTGGGACGGATCACCGAGGTTGTGATGACAATATCTTGAGCGGGTCCAAGTGCCTTGATGGGTGCACCTCCACCAACCGTACCATCATGGTCATGGCCAGTCGTAACATCGTAGGCTGCTTGAATAGCGTCGAACTCACCATCCAAGTCGGCGGCATTGATTACGTTGCCATTGGCGATGTTGTTCGTTGTGTCGTTGCGAGTGTAGCCTGTTGCCATTTTACTGCCTGTCGTTGTTAAGATACTCTATGGTGATTGCATCCAGAGAGAAGGGTGGTGTGATGCTTTCGAAAGCAAACTGAAGACTGATAGTGAGTCCAGAACCAATCATTTGAGAAGTGAAAGAGTAAGTAAGTTTTCCGCCGTAAGTAGATGTACCGTACACAGCAGTTCCGTAGAAGAAGGGGCTGTCTGTTGTGTTTTCCAAATTAATGGGGGGTGGTTGAATCGTACTAGTCTGGTCGAAGTTTAGCTTTGGAGATACTGCACCTGAGATAGAACCTTCTGGGTTGACGTATGTTGTCAGTTTGTAGAAAGTCTTACGTATTCTGGGATCAGTCAGCGGTAGGTGTGGGGTGAAGTACTGAGCACGAATAGCCTCACCATCAAAGTTGTTGCCAGACTCCATCCTGTACACATAGCCATCTCTGTTCGCAAACAAGATTGTCTCAGAGGCATCTGCAGCGGAATAAATACTGTCTGCAACGTAGGCCAAGATACCATTGACTTCAGCCCAAGCCATTCCTTGTGCAGTCTGGTCTGCAAACTGTGTAGCAAGAACTCCAAGAGAAGTCTCAGGTGTTTTGCTTGCAGCATACCCAAACATTCTGTACTGATTTTTACCACGAATCACACAGGAAGTAAAGCTGGTATTTCCAGAGATCAAATTTTCTACTTCAGACTGAATAGGACGAGAAGCCACAGCAAGACCAAAGTCACCAATACGGTCTGTAGCACTCAGAAGCCTCACACCATCAGGGCCAAGGAAAGCAATGTCTCCACCGACTTCTTGGATTGTATCTACTCTAACACAACCAATATCCAGTGAGATAGGCTGCAACTGGAAGTCTGCGATAGTGTTACCAGTCAGTCTATGGATTTGGTTGGTACTAAAAATAATCAGTTGCTCTCTGAAAACAATCAGACCAGTAATTACGTGCGGCGTGGTAATGAGTCCAGCACCCAGAGCGACAGAAAATTCCGTATCCGTGTAGGGGGAAGTAAATACGAGGGAGTTACCGTTTGCAAAAAAGAGTTGGTTCTTAAACTCAGCAACATGAGTAGCACCAAGAATCTCTGCAGGTGCACCAGTAAGAACTGTAAAGGTGGTTCCATCATACTTGAATGGGTAATTAGCGCCATCAACACCAACAATAGTAGAAGTCCCAGTAAAAGAATAACGCTCAAACCGCAGCTTGCCACCAAGAGACCTGTCTGCACTCCGAAAGGTAATTGCAGCGTTGTTTGCAGGGGAGGATGCCAGTGCGGGAGTAATGGTAAGAGTAGCACCACCAGAAGTCACAGTGACACTGCTTGTAATGGCGTAGACTTTTTCAATGCCTGCTATAGTAAAGGTATCACCCTGTTGGGGTACCCCAGTAAGACCATCAACGACAAGACTTGTACCTGTCTGGCTCCCACCATTGACAAGGACAGTGCCGTAGACAGGCTTATTGATCCTAATCCAACCAGTGCCGTCTGACTCCCAGATAGCCCCACCACGAGATACCAGAGCTTTCTGACGGTAGTATACAAGACCCTCTACCAAGTTCTGGTTATTGGAGAAGGTCACTGCTGCTTTGTCTGCAGGAGAGGATGCCAGCGAAGCACTCAGCGTCAGGGTAGCATTCTTAGAAGTACTATCGAACGAAACTGCAGAGATTGTGTAAGTACCAGTGACACCTGCAACAGCCACAACATCCCCTACAACGGGCGTCTCAAAGATGTTTGCGATAACGAGAGTTGTACCTGTCTGGCCGCTGCCCTGAACAAGAGGCTCACCGTAGGGTGGAATGAAGGCACTGTCAAATTTGTTGTAGCCCAGAATACGCTTGTAACCACCCTCAATGGACGGCTCAAAGTTAATCAAACGTCTGGCTGTTCCCGGAGCAGTAATGCCCTGTTGGAGAGGAGAAATGTTTGTGACAAGACCCCCCTTAATTTCGATAGGAAAAGTTTCCCATGCTGTCGGCATATTACCCAACCCGCATGTTGTTAGAGATGTTCCTGATGACGCGAGTATCCCTTACATAATCATAGCGATTGATGTAGAGAGTTCTCATATCCTTAATGCCTTCATCAAACTTCTGCAGGTGCAGAGTAGCATCCTGAGTGTTACCACGGAAAGTGTATGCGTAGTACATAGCTCCATCAACAATGATAGAACGGAACTGCTCTGGCAGCGTAGGGACATCTGTAGCGTTAATCAAGTCAACCGGGAGCCTGTAGTACTCATACACCAACTCATATGCGTAGTTTGGTGCAGGATGAACCCCAAATTTCTGGTCAGGCGTTCTGAACACTCTCTGAGGAAGACTTCTGATGGAGGTGTTCGTAGTGTTGTATTCGTCGTCCAGATAGTTTTCTAGATAGTCCTCGTAGGAAATGATACGAAGCTTCTGGGTAGTATTGCTGAAAGTGTCGTTACGCTTAATCCTAAAGGTATCAAAGTCAATCGTCTTTGCATCCTCTGGGTACGCATAGCGGACTGTACCGGGGATCAGAGTGTCTTCTTGCTCTACGTGATTAAAGGGCCACTCAAACTGATTCTGACCAACGTATCTGATTGCAGAGTTTATGGAATCTTTGGCAGCAGCATAGAATCCGCCAGCAGAAGCAAATTGGCTGGTTGACAACGTCACTTCATTGAGTCTTTGATTTACATCGTTTACAAGGCCAAGGAAATTGTAAGTTGACAAGTTATCTATCCTTCACAGAAATGGAGACAGTTCGTTCTGCTGTGCGACCCTGAGTGTCTGTCATTTGGCAGTAGAGCTTGTAAGTTTTGTTGTTGTCTCCCAGTCCCAGATAGATAGTAGAGACGGAAGAAGTGGTTGTCACAGAGACTGGCTGCAGCCCATTAACGACCGTGACAGGATTGAAGGTCACCTTGTTGCCGCTTGCATCATCAATGTACCACTGCACAGACTGGATGGTAGCAGGACTTCTGAGGAACCTAGACCAATCAATACTGTAGTCCAGAGTCTCATCAGGGTCTTTGTTTGGCCAACGGTAGCTCATTACTAGAATCTTTCCACTGCGCTTGCAGTTCGTTCGTCTGAGGTATCCTGTCTCTGCACTACAATCACCCTACTCTCTGCAGGAATGTAGATTGTGCGTGACATTATGCTTCCTCAGGTATTACGTTTGACTTAGGTATGTACACTGCGCGTTGACTGCTGTACGAATCTGCAAACTGTTGGAAATTAAATCTGACCCCATTTGGTGTTGTATTACCTGCACTTGAAGTCAACACTTGACTGGGGAGAACTTTGGTGGCTTTGCCTGTGGTTGTCACAGAACCAATGCTTTGTACCAGACTCAACCCAGCTACAGAAACTTTAAGTGCAGGTGTTACAGTACCAAGTTGTAGCAGTGCTTCAAGGCTACTCAGAGTAACAGATGCACCAGTACCACCCTCCGCTGTAAGCTCCCCAAGAGAGAAGGTTGAGGAGACACCAGTAACTTCTACTCTGTTGACACTCCTGACTGTGGACTCCCCTACAAAAGCCTCTATCCCTACCCCAGACAGTGTCGTGTCAGCGTCTGCAGTAAGAGAGAGTGTCCCACTAGAAACAGTCAGAAGGTTAGTTGCAAGTACAGTATTGGCTTTTGCAAAGGTTTGAACGGAGTCTACAGAAAAACTACTTGATACGCCTGTGACTTGTTTGGTAGGGCCTACAGAACCATACCGTGCAGAACCATACTGCCCAGTGTTATATATAGCATCCTCTGGGCCATATACGACAGTCATTACACAAGTCTAATAATCGCGGTATCTGCAGCGGCAGCAGGGAATTGAATGGTAAAGTCACCAGCCGTCGAGGTGACAGTGCCACCGAAGCTGAGAACTGCAATAGCTCTGTCTGACTTAGAAGAGTTGTAGATAAGAGCGCCGTTAGCAGAGATCGTAGCACTCAACCATGCAGTGTCACTGAAGTCTACAATGGCTGTGTTGGTGCTGAGAGAGATGCTTGCTCCAGACAGGGTGTTTCCACCTGCTGTGTAGTTAGTGCCAGAAGCCTCGTCAGAGTTACCTGTCAGGGTGCTGTAGTTGGTTGTACTAGCTCCATAGGTACCAGACTCAGAAGCCTTAATCAGGGCAATCTTGATAACATCTGTATCAAGGTCATGGATGCCACCAAGCGCCTCGGTTTTGAATGAATTACAAACAGCAGAAGTGATGGTCATCTTTTTCCCTCGAAAGTTAAGGGTGCCCCCTAGAGGACACCCTAATGTTTAATTATGCGAGAGTGTCGCGGTCAACTTCTGCAGCGGTCTTACGTGCATCAATGTCAATCAGAACAGCCCACACGCGAACCACACCCGAGGTCGGGGCAGTCGTAGCGGTAGCAATCGTCAGGTCAATGGTGTCAGCAGTGCCAACCACGATGGGCTGGAAAGCAGCAGCATTCTGAGCATAAGCGCCAGCAGCAGCAGCGTCAAGGTCGAAACCATCAACGAAGTTGTCAGCGTCAACGCCAGTGCCGAGGTCCAGAGTGTTGTCCGAGGACTCACCACCAGCAACGGTGATAACTTCCAGACCAGCGTTCAGGATCATGCTATTGGCCGGAACCGAGATAGCTTCGATCACGTCAGCAGCAGCCAGAGCCGAGCCTTTGGCAGTAGCAGCAGCGGCGAAGTCAACCAAGACTTCTTTGAAGTAGGGCATACGCCCAGCGGTGAAGCCATCAACAGACCCGCCCGCGAGAGTGGTAACAGTAGCCATTTAAGTGTCCTTTCCTATGGCGGTTAAGGGTACCCCACAGAGGGATACCCTAGGGTCTATATTAGGCGAGGTTGTAACGAGCAACCGTCAGAGCTTCCGGGCGCAGAATCTTACGACCGTACAGGTGCATACCACGCACGATGTCAGCGAACGAGTCCGGGTCACGGTAGGTTTCGGTCTTGTTGATCTGCTCAGCGGTAGCCACAGCCGAGTCATGACCAGCAACGATCACACCGTAGTTCGTGGACTGTGCACTGGAGTTACCAACGAAGGACGAACCAGTACCGACTTGCGGCAGGTTGTTCGACACGTAGACGCGGAAGCCGTTCCAGTTCGTCAGAACCAGACCGTTACGCAGAGCACCCGACTCGCCCTGATCTGCATTCAGGAAGCGCGAATCTTCGTCCATCAGGACTTCCATCATTACGGGGTCAATCACCAACCAACGGCCAGTCTTGTCCACGTTCTGCTGGTCGAGCAGACGGCCCATGCGGTTAATCAGCATGACGGGCGAGACGTGAGTGGTCGGGAGAGCACTAGCACCCGGAAGACGAGCAGCAACCGGGATCGAGTCCCCAACGCTACCAGCCGTGGTGATGTTGCCAAACGAAGGGCGCGAGAGCTTCATCGAAGCCAGCAGTTCGTCCGAGCCAGCCGTGGTGATAGCTTTGGTGCCATTCACAACGTCATTCACGGTACCAGCGTTGGTGTGCAGAGCGGCCTGCTTGTAGCCCGAGAGGTAGCCCAGAACTTCTTGGTCATGCTGGTCAGCCAAGCGGTAAGCCGCACGGTTGGTAGCAAGGTCCATGAAGTTGACGTGCGAGTGAGCTTCTTCGATGTCATCAACTTTGAAGGCGAAATAGTTGGCCTTGTCGATAACCAGCGAGAAGTCTTCGTCGTCGAGGTCTTGAGCTTGAATCTGGGTGCCACGTGCGTAGGACGAGACCGAGATTTCCGGTTCTTTGATGATACGGACGGTATCACCCTGAGCCGAGATTTCACCGAAGTAATCCGAGTTAGTGATGTCACCAACCACAGTTGCTTTACGGAGAGCGAGTTGAACTTTCTTCGAGTAGATGACCGAAGAAAAATTTCCATTAGGAAGCGAGCCGTAGCCCGGAGCAGTTTGAAAAGCCATGAGAAAATCCTCCTATGATATTTGGCTTTGATTAGAAGCGAAACATCTCTATAAGAGGCTGACGGGATTCTAGGGTGCATCGTCTATGAACTATAAGGATCAGTTACGGTTCAAAGAATATGGGCCTGTACTTAGTCAGGTAAGTCTTACTTGATGGTTAAGCTTTAAGGGAAAACAAATAGCCATGGGTGTCACTGAGAGGCCACAGCTATTTGAGGTAGTTATATGAAGAAGTCCTTACTTGTCAAGAACTATCTTGCACCGCCAGAGAGATCGTACACAAAATTACCCTTGCGGATAGCTTCCATGATCTTGTTCTCGTTCTTGGCGTATTCATCCATGTTCATCTTAGCAACACGGGATTCGTAAATCTTCTCACCGTCCTTATCAAAGTCCACATTGGCTTTGGTCTTGGTTTGGATGAGAGAGGCAGCTTCTTTGCTCTTCGCCTTGAGGGCCGAGGGGGTCAAACCCTTATCGACTTTGTATAGGTCAAGAACACGGATCACTGCACGGGCATCTTCTTCGTTCTCATAGAGAGCATCCTGAACCCACTTAGGTTGTTCTTCTGCCCAATTGTGGAACTCGTCAGACTTACGGAGAGCATCAAAGTCGGAGTGAGACACTCGGATAGCATCAAGGGCCTTGTTCCGCACAGCCTCAACAGACATCTTCTCGTATTCATCAAACTTGTTTTTGTACTGAGAGAGCTTTTCTTCTGCTTTCTTAGTTGCAATCGTCTCAACAATAGAGGCAACATCAGGGTACTTTCTTGCCCATGCTGCAATGTCTTCATCAGACTTAGGGGGCAAAATACGTGCACTGGGTGTCACAGAGTTCTTCAACTCCTCGAACTTTGCTTCCCACTCTTTTTCTTTTTCAGAGAGGTGTCTACGCAGATCACCATAGCGTTTCTTAAAAGACTTCTCTTCCGGGTCGTTAGGTTCAGGCTCAACCTCTTGGGTCTTGACCTCTACTTCTTCTTTAGGCTCTTCTTCTGGGGCCTTTGTTCTATTGATAAGCTCTTCAAGTTCTTTTTCTTCATTCTCAATACGTTTACGGTTACGGCTGCTGAATGAGGAATCAACGTAGACTTTAGTTACAGACATTCTTTATCCTTTATGTTGGGGCCAGCCTTGGCTGGGTAGCCTTATTATTTGTATAGCACAGTCTCAGTTAAGAGGCAAGACCTTTTTTACCGCGAGTAGTCTTTTCAGGTTTGGAGATGAGGCCACCCTCTGCACGACGAGTTGCATTTGACCCACCTTGACCGTAGCTGCCAGAAGTCCCAGTACCTACATTACCAGTACCACTACTCCCGCTGTAGCCGGGGGCATTCGGATTTCCGGGATTGTTGCCAGTGTTGGTTCCACCAGAGGTTCCCATGCTCAAACCTTTATCACTGGTAGACTTGGTATCAACTTTTCCAACAGAAGCACCAAAACCAACGCCTTTATCACCACCAGTACGAGTTACACCAACATTACTAGACGGGGTACTTGGACTGAAACCAAGTTTATTGCCTGAAGCTGTGGGTTTGTTGTCGGAGTCTTTCGAGGTACTCGTTGTTGGAGTCCCTGCAGGAGTTCCCGAGGGTGCTGATGAAGTTGTTGTAACTCCCGTACCCTTCAACTTGTCCTTAGCTGTAATTTTTTGATTGCCCGTTGCGACAAGTCCGGTCGAGTAAAGTGCATTTGCAACATTTGAATCAAGGCTGTTTGAGAGTGCATCAATATAACCTTGAATGGTATTTGCCTCTGTTGATCCGGGTTTTGTTTCTGATTTAGCTGCCTCCAAGGATGAGATCGCCCCCAGAGTATTGAAGTCACCAGTAATCTTCCCAAGCCCTGTCATACCAAACATTTTACCGAGGCCCGAAGCAGGTTGGCTGGCGTCCTTGTAAACGTTTGTTGCATAGCCAAGGGGATCAGAAGTGATTGCATCAAAGTTCTTTTCGGCCCAACCCATAGAACCTTCACCTGTCGTGGCAGTTTGATCTCTGTCCCTTCCTCTGTCATCACGTTCAGTCTTAACCTCAGGGGTACCAGTAGTAGTACCAGTCTCTGTTCCGGGTTTAGGTTGATCTGCAAGCTCTTTGGTCCAAGGAACAAAACCCTCTGGGATAATCCCGAGCGCAATACCGTTCAAGAAGTTCACAGTGCGCTCTTCTTTGGTCGTTGGATTGATGTAGCGTCTAGTCTCAATGACGGAGGAAGTGTCATTACCCAGAGTAAATTTAGTGCGATCAAATGGCTCCTCAACCACACCACCTTCTTGCATACCCATAGAGCCACCCATACCTGCAGGCATCTGGTACATGGTAGCTTGGTCTTGGTAGGGAGTAGGAGCAGGCTGCTCAATCATACCGCCGTAGGCCATACCCGTAGGCGCAGCCCCAGAGCCTCCTAGGGCCTCCATGAGCATCTGCTCTTCCTCAGGGGTAAGCTGCTCTTCTTGGCCTTCCATGGGCACTCCCTGAGCGTTTACGGGGGTACCACCGATACGACCGTCAGACTCCATCTCCATCATGCCCTGCTTAGCCTGAGCACGAAGGTCTTCGAAGAACCGCACACCGTAGTAGCGCAACACATCTGCAGGTACAACATACTCACCCTCAGAGAGTTGGGCAGGAATGTCATCTCGCACTTCCGAAGCCAAGGAACCCGGAGGGATTTCGTTACCAGTGACAGGCTCACGGTTCATTCCGTCATCAGCCATACCACCTTCTTGCATCAGTCTATTCATTTGGTCGTCCTCTACCATGCCACCTTGGGCAAATCTTAGGTCTGGTTCTGTAATTTTCTTGGGGTCAAACTCTGCACGTACATCTCTTAAGACTGCAGGAGAATCCTTAGGTCTATCCACAAGCATGATGTAGCTTATGCTTCCGGGGTCTTCTACATCATTAATATACGGAATATGAGTAAACCCTTCTCTTGCCAACTCTCTTCTAAAGGCTACGGCTGCAAGCTCCCTAGCATTTTTAGGTGGTTGTTTATCTTTGAAAAGCATGTCTTCATAAAAAGAAATGGCCTCCCCAATATCTGCCTCTGTTAAAGGTTTGTTACCGGGAGAAAAGATGTCCTCTGGTGCTTTTCCAAACATTCTTGCAAGATCGCCCTTCATAAGAGGATCAGTCGCCCTAGCACGAAGCTCCATTGTAAATCCTGTAGGGGTGTCGTCTTTACGGTAAGCTTGAAAGTTTCTTTCTGCAGCAGCCCTAGCTGTACCTACGTGGACACCTAGTAGGTCTTGAGCAGCCCTAACTGCACCACTAAAACTTTTCTGGAGGTCAAACTCTGTGAACTCTTGTGGAGACACTGAAGTGTGATACACAGTATCAAAAAAGCCAAGCTTTTCTGCCTTGGGGTCTGCTGCACGGGGTGCACTGCCTGTAGCTGCCCTCTCCCCTATAGGAGCTTTCTTTGGAAGTGGCTTTTCAGTCAAGAACGCAAGTTGAGGGTTTTCTTTTGTTGGTAGGTAGGAAGAGATGTCATTTAAGGTTTCTAGAAGTGCACTCCAATCAGCGCCTGCATACTTTGCAACAGGTACTAGAGTATTCTTTAGGTAATCACCGTACTTTGAATCTTCCCAGTGCGGTAAGTCTTCTGCAAGCTTTAAAAGTTCATCTTCTTTTAAGGAGGAAAAAATCTTACTTTTCTCGATGGCCGAGTCCCCAAGTGTTGTACCTTCTTTGTAAAGCCCGAGGTCTTCTGAGTTAGCCTTTTTAATCTTGGCGAGTCCCTCTTGGGGGGTAAGTTCCTCTCCTAGCATGTAGCCTATCTCAGATTTGAGAGACTCTACACTTGGTTTGTTTACTGGGATAAAATTTTCATCAAGAAGCTCAAAGTCTTCAGCGTTAATAATGTCTTCAACAGAAGAGAGTTTTGGCTGACCTGTTTTTGGCAGTCTTGCGACCTTAGCTACTGTCGTTGCACCCTTGGCGGCAGGGACCAAAGAGGAAGCAGTAATAGCATCACCAATGACAGCCTCTCGTGCTTTAGTGACCTGCTCCTCAGTAGCATCCTGATAGCCTACACCATACATCCGCTTGATTCTGCCATCAAGGCTTTCTGCACCAAGTCTGGATACACTGTCAGAGATTTCTGTAGCAATGTCTTTGGAGGTCTCAATGGGGCTAGTTACAAACTCTTTGGCACCCTCATAAGCACTGACTGCCATATTCTTGAGTGTACCAATTTCATCCTCGTTGAAGGATTTACCAAAGGCTTCCCCAAAGGATTCATACTCGTTGTCAAGACCAACAATGTTGTCAATCAAAAGGTCTGTGTAAGAAAGCCCTTTTTGCTTCGGTGCCTCTGACCTAGCTTTTAGAAAAGCATCTCTGCGGTTTGGAGCAGAAAAAGCACTGACTGTCTGATCGTCTTCAATCATTCTGCATTAACCTTGTCACGGAGTTTCATCAGGTTCTTCAAGGCTTGAATTTCTCCTTGAGTCCGGTAAATATCTACAGTGTCTGTGACCTGTTCAAGCTTCTTATAGCAGGCTTGGATTCTGTTGCCCAACTCTTGCTGAAAGTCTACCCAGAGTTCTTTGTTGTTGACGAAAGGCTTTAGGTTCACTGCTGGCCCTCACCAGTATTGGCTGCAAAACCCGGCTCACCCGGAGTAGGGACAGAACCAGTGCCCATGTTACCGCCACCAGAGCCTGTCGTATCCTGAGCCTGAACACCTGCAGGAGCAGCAGGAGGTTGTCCCGGTTGAGGTGCAGGGGGTTGAGTTGCTTGGAAGCTCTTGAGGATTTCAGCTTGAATGGCTGCACGTTGCATGGAGTTTGCAACCTTATCGGGATCAAGGTCCATAGACTTAGCAATCTCACGGACGATGTAATCCATACGAGCAAACGGAGCGAGGACAGGGTTCTGTACAACACCAAGGAACTGCATTAGACGCTGAGAACGAACTTCATTGGCCATCAGGGATTCAGTACCAGCAGCCTTGACTTCCAAGTCACCCTTGATCTCAGGATCAAAGTCAAACTGCATGTTGAAGCTGAACAGTGCTTTACCAAGAGGGGCAAGCAAATAGTCGTCAATGTTCTTGACCACAGTACGGATAGAACCGTTAGCGGCAGACATCAGCATGGAAATACCAGAGGCTGTACGACCAACGCCACTTACGCCAGTCTGGCCATGGGCAAACGACGGGAAGCCAGTAGATTCATCGGCCAATACTCTGGCTTTATCAAACATCTGCATGTTCTCGTTGGAGACGTTGGGGAACTTCGTGCCGAAGATAGCTTGACCCGGAGCGCCACCCTGACGCCGGAAGACTTTACCGGGGTACACACTCAGGTCTTGACCCGGAACAAGGTTTGTCTCGTCCACTTCAATAATCAAGTTACCGCTCAGAGCAGCATTGTCCACCGCCATACGCATGAACCCGTTCATCAGGGTCTGAGTGTCATCCATGTTCTCTGCAACACCAACGCCCCACATCGAATAGGGATTGATCTCATAGGGCACAACGTAGAATGGGATGATCGTGGGTGTGAAGGGGTTCATCACAAGACGAAGAACTCTGCCGTTGCAGACCCAGATATTGACTGAGACTTGAGACTTGTTCTTGAGTTCAGAAGGGATAGTTACGTTGTGGTTCTCAAGGATGTCTTTGTCCACATTGCCCCAGAACTCCAGAACCTCATAACGCTCTGTGTTGGGTTGTTGGGCATCATCTTCCATGACCTGCTCCCACCACTCTTTGATGTAGTTGGGGCCAGACTTGATTGCAGCTTCAATCTCATTCTTACGGAAGTAGGGACGGGTAGCAAGCTTACGGAGATCACTGCGAGACATCTTGTGACGCTCAATGGCAAACTCAGACTCTTCCATGTTGTTGGCATCTGGGTCCGGGTAGAAGTTCCAGATAGACACGTTGGAGACCATAGGGACAGTCTTCATCACCGGATCGTAAACACCAGCATCGTCCCAGCGAGGATACTCTTTATCGACTGCAAACGGACCCTTCATTACGCCAGTACCAAACAAAGCACACTCAAAGGCAGTAGACCGCAGGTGCTTAGAGGCATGAGACTCTTCAAGCTGGTCGTGGATTTTCTTTTCCATCTTCTTGGCTGCAATCATAGCAGGCTCGAAGGTAATCTGAGATGGAGTCATGCCGGGACCGGGACGAACTTCTTCAATAGGCTCAAGCTCTTTCTTGAGTCCACCAAGACGCTCACGGTAGTCCTGCATGGTCTCGCCGGGAAGCAGAGGCTCAATACCAGCAGCCTTCTCTGCCTTCTTCACTTCGTCGTTAGTTTCAATGTGGACTGTATCTACCACACCTTCAGGGAGCGTAGTAGGGTCAATAGTGATAGGAAACTTATTACCACCGAAGAGCACCTCGGTCATCTGCCCAAAGGCAGCAAGCACTTTAGTTTTAGTAACTTTCACAAAAACTCTGGACTTCTCGGTGTCAGTAAATTTGACATCAGGGCCATACAAACCACGATAATTGCGGTAGGCCATAATCCAACGATACTCCTCCGTCTCTCTTG